GGATTAACTGTTTACAAACACTTAAAAATATTGTATAATAGTAGTATAAATGGAGAAAAATATGAAATTAGTAAGATTAACCTCTGGTGAAGAAATCGTTTGCCAGGTTAAAGAAACAGAAGATGCAATAGTAATTACTGACGCATTTTCTTTGATAGCACCAGAGCCAGGTAAGATTGGATTTATTCCTTTCATGGCTTATTCTAAAAACAAAGAGTTTACAATCAGTAAAGAGTTCGTTATTCTTATTGTAGATCCAGTCGATGAGATGGTAGATCAAGTAAGAACTATGACCACTGGAATCGTAACTCCTAATCAACAAGGAATTATAACATGAGCAAAGACTGGGTAAAAGATATTCATGACATGCAAACCAAGTATCAAACTCGCGATTGGGTAGATCAAAATAGCGATAAGCACATTCAGTTTCTTAATTTTAGAGCTGACTTTCTTCAAGAAGAACTTGATGAAACTAAACGTGCTATTATGGCAGGTGATCCCGAAGAAATCGTCGATGGTTTGATCGATCTATGCGTTGTTGCTATTGGTACTTTGGATGCCTTTGATGTAGATGCATATAAAGCATGGGATGAAGTACTTAAAGCAAATATGGCAAAACAAGTTGGCGTAAAAGAATCACGTCCAAATCCACTTGGTATGCCTGATCTTATTAAACCTGAAGGATGGAAAGCTCCAAACCACGAAAAAAATTATGGCTGTCTCCCTAACGATATTCGATAGTATTTACGATAACAAAACGAATAAGAGAATGGACTACAATTCTTTTGACGAGTTTGAGTCTATTCTTTATCGTCTTGCTGATCAAAGTAAATATAAGACTAAAAAGGAAGCACCTTTAATTAGTCCTGCAATCTATCATGATAACACAACTCGAGCTAATGGCAATGTTCTTGGTTGGGGTGGATTTGGTATTGTAGATGTCGATGACTATGAAGGTTCTATTGATGATATACATAATAAGTATTCGAAATACAAATATGTTTGCTATTCTACAGCTTCTTCAACGAAAGAACATCCAAAATTTAGATTAGTATTTCCTTTGACTGAATTTGTAAAGGCTGACAACATCAAACATTTTTGGCACGCACTTAATAAAGAAATAGGAGACATCGCAGATGCTCAAACAAAAGACTTATCCCGAATGTACTACGTACCAAGCAAATACGGGAACGCTTACAACTTCATATTCTCTCACGACGGAGAAGTCATGGACCCTCAACAACTCATGGAATCTCATCCCTATGTCGTACCAAATGAATCGTTTTTCGATAAGCTTCCAACAGCTATCAAAGAAGGACTCATCGCTCACAGAAAAGGACAACTTAATAACACTGACTTTAAATGGACCGGATATCGCGACTGCCCTTTTGTAAATAAGCGTCAGATCGAAGAATATAAAATGATTTCTGGTACAGGTTGGTATTACAAAATGTATCAAATTATGGTATCAACTGCTGGTAATGCTATGAGCAAAGGTTATCCAATTTCATCAAAAGAAATTGCTTGGATCTGCAGAGATCTTGATAATGATACCGGTGGCTGGTATGGCAAACGTGATATGGAAAGAGAAGCAGAACGAGCAATTGAGTTCGTATTTAGAAACAATTTATGATGGACTTTAACTTATCAGAAATACCTTATGAAGCTTGGCATAATCGAGCTTTAGAAGAAGCTAATAAAATTAAAAAGAATAAATCTTTTATTTTGTCAGGTAGAACATTTGAGAATCTCTTATGGAGAACTAAACAAGGACATGCTTGTGAACAATATCTCATGTTATATTGTAATCATACAGATGATAAACGCGATTTTCAAGATGTGCTTGATACAGAAGAAAATCCAGTAGCCGTTAAAGCGTGCAATCCGAATTGGCTAGATCAGAACTTAAAAGATTGGGCTAAAGATAAAATAGATAATCCATGGAAAGAATGGCCAGATATTCTACACGTTTGGGGTAACATTAGTAAAATCGAAGGCATAATAAATCCAGAGTATACGTATATCGGTAAATATACATGGAGTGAAAATAAATGGAAAAAGTAGTTTACAAACAACTAAAAATGTGTTATAATAGTAGTATTAAACAGGAGCAACAATGAAAGAAAGTATAAGAGTTTTACAAGAATGCGCAGAACTTCAGGACAAAAAGTCTAAAGACTATCAAAGTTCTGAATCTACTGTCGTTCAATCCATGCATTATCGTAGAGGTGTTGATACCATTCATGACATTATCTTAGGTAAAGTTATGCGTGCAACTTCACTACTTGAATCTGATCCTAATAATCCAAACTTCGAATCGCTTGAAGATACTTACAAAGATATGATTAACTATGCATCCTTTGCTGTATCTTATTTGCGTGGCAAGATGGAAGGCCAAGATACTAATCGCGATATGTTCAATAAACCTATCTCACGACAAAAAGCTCGTGAACAACTGGAGAATGCTAATGTGGCAGAATAATACTAAAGATATTGCTGAACTATTCATTAATGAACTAGAAGCTGAACGTTTTACTGTAGATAAGACTGGTGCAAAGACCATTGAGATTATCGGTGCATCGTTTATTGCTGATAAACCAGCTATTTTTGGTAAGCCAAATGAAGAATACATCGAAGCTGAACTAGAATGGTATGAATCTATGTCTACTAATATTAATACACTTGCTGATATTTACGGCAAATCTCCCGCAGCTTGGCAGTATTCTGCTAATGATTATGGCGAAATTAATTCTAACTATGGTGCATTAATTTTTGGCGACAAGTACTATAATCAATTTGAGAATGCAGTAACTGAACTGTCGTACAATTCTGATTCGCGAAGAGCATGTATGGTATACAATCGTCCATCTATCTGGACTGAATATAAGGAAAATGGCAAAAACGATTTCATTTGCACAAATGCTGTAACATATTATATTCGTGATGAAAAACTACATTGCGTTGTGCAAATGAGATCTAATGATGTTGTATTTGGTTATCGCAATGATTATGCGTGGCAAAAATATGTTTTGGATGAAATGTCTCATGAACTTATAGTTGAGACTGGAGATATTCATTGGCAAGTACAAAATCTTCACGTTTATGAAAGGCACTTCGATCTTGTACGTTAATAAGTGGGATCAAAGATTTTTAGATTTAGCTCAGCATGTTGCAAGCTGGTCTAAAGATCCGAGCCGTAAAATTGGTGCAGTTGCTATAGGCGACAAAGGACAAGTTCTTGCACAAGGATATAACGGCTTTCCACGTGGTATTGAAGATTCTGAATATCGATATAACGAACGAGAAGAGAAGTATAAATATGTAGTACACGCTGAAATGAACTGCATATATAATGCGAGTTGGAATGGAGTATCTTTAAATAAGTCAAAGTTCTACGTTTATGGTTTGCCTGTTTGTAGTGAGTGTGCAAAAGGATTAATACAGGTTGGTGTAAAATCTATTCTCGTAAAAGTACCAAAACAAGATGCTACACCTTTAATATGGAAACAACATGAAAAACTATCTAAGGAACTTTTTCTCGAAGCTGGAATCGAATATGCCAGAATTTAGTCAAGAAGAAATAGAAAATTCTAAGCGTATCTTTAAGAGTGCTACTCCAAAATACACTCTTGACTGGTACGTAAAATGGATTGCAAGCGCTTTCGTACTTACAGCAATGTCAATGCGTGGAGTCGAAGGTTTACAATTTTATGATCTGTCTTTCTCGATCGTGGGAATCATTGGTTGGTTATGGGTATCAATTATGTGGAAAGATAGAGCTTTGGTAATACTCAATGCAGTAGGATTTGCATTCCTAGTGCGTAATTTATTAGAGTATTTGACGGTATAACTATATTATATGGTGAGCTACTCTGGCCTCCCAGCCAAATCTCTCACCTTAATAAACTGATATAAAAGGAGGAAAAATTTATGTCAAAAATTAGAGTAGGCGTCATTGGCGTCGGATCATGCGCAAAATCTCTCGTAGAGGGAATTCAATACTATAACGAAAATCCAGATGACAAGATCGGATTAATGTACGATGATATCGGTGGATATTCTGTACATGATATCGAATTTGTTTGTGGATTCGATATAGACAAACGTAAGGTAAATAAAAAATTAACAAAAGCTCTTAGGGCTCAACCCAACTGTGCTATGAATCATGTGGAAAAAATCTTGACCACAAAAGAATCAAATGCTGGTTGTGTGGCACCGGAAGCAGTAGTATATTCTGCTCCTGAGCTCGATGGCATTGCACCACACATGAAAGACTATCCTGATGAAGTCACTTTTGTCAATGGTGCCATTCCTGCTGAATCTTTTGAAAGAACAGTAGAGCTTTTGAAATACCACAATGTAGATGTATTAATTAATTATCTACCTGTGGGATCAGAAGAAGCATCTAAATACTGGATTGATGTAGCACTAGAAGCTGGAATTCATTTTGTAAACTGTATTCCAACTTTGATTTCTACAAAAGATGCAGTAGAAACTGAGCAAAGATTTATCGATGCTGGACTATCAATCGTTGGTTCAGATATGAGATCTGCTTGGGGAGCTTCTCGAATGTCCGAAGTATTACAAGGAGCAATGCTTGATTCTGGATTGATGGTAACACAACATATTCAGATGAACATGGCTTGTGGTTCTACTCAAGGACAAGAACATATTCGAACAGGACGTACTGCCAATACTGACTTTTTGAATATGGCAAAACAAGATAGACTACGCAATAAACATATATCAAAGGAAAACGTCTTGAAGGGACAGAATATTGTGCGTGACGAGTCGACCGCTGGCATGACACTCTTCGCTGGACCATCACTGACGGTATTACAGAAACCAGGAGGAGATTACATTTCTTCCGATAATAAAATCGCAAATTTTGATATGGTAGCATATGGATTTGCTGGCGCAAGATATGAATTGACTGCTCGTCTATCAGTTCAAGATTCGCCAAACTCTGGAGGAGTCGTAGTTTCGGCTATTAGATTCTGTAAGGTCGCATCTGAAATGGGTATTGTAGGTTTCCTAAGAGGACCATCAGCGTGGACTCAAAAGACTCCACCGGTTCAAATGAAAACCGAAGATGCTAAATTCGAATGTGATGCGTTGGCTCGGAGAGTTCTTACGGATATGACAACTCCACAACTTAAGGAGAACAGACCGAAAGCAAAAGATTTACCACACCCATTTCAGGATAGTAAGACCGACTATGAGAATTAATACATTTGATATAGACGGCGTTATCTATTTCGGCCAGGGCGTAACTGGTGTGCGTCCTTGCCGAAATGATATTATTATTACTGGCAGATCCATCGACCAATATGATTATACGATGGATATGCTTCGTAGCAGAGGCATATATAATCAGGTATTCTTTAATCCAATGAGTAGGAGCGATCCTAATTATTGCAGAGAAGAATCAGGAAGACATAAAGCAAGAGTAATAACTAAGCTTTTAAAGGTGTACGATATTGGTCTTCATTTTGAAGATGATGATGTACAAATTGAACAGATTAGGAAAGTGCATCCTGATCTAGGTATTATACACATGGTAAGAGAGGATGAGCAACTCGTCAAATATTAATTATAATTATGATTGGCATACTTATGATAAAGAGCTAATGAAAGAATTCAATTGGTTCTTACTTAAAGTCAATCAAAGAGCATGTATTCATCAAGGATACATCGATGAAAAGTACGAAGGCGTAAATCGTCATGGAGACATTGATTATGGTCTTGGAGAAAACGTAGAGTATTTTCACCCTACTATTACTCTTGATGATCGTATGAGATTTATTGGCACTCAAATAGCCAGTGCTCCAATGAGTATGATGAACGTTGTAGGTAATACATTTATCTCTCACTTTTATGGAGGAAGAGGAGTTCACTTCTTAGCTTCTGGTAAAGATGGAGAATTTGTAGACTTTGATAGATTTGCTGATGACGACCAAGAGTATATAAGATTTGTTCGAAACAATTTGGACAAAGCTATAAAGAATAGGCAACCCATTTGGGGTACAACGGAGTTACACACTTCAATTCAAACGGCCGGTCGTAATTTTTGTAGGCAGAAGTATAACGATGCTGACAGAAGTTTCCACCCTGTAGATGTATGCGAATGGGTTGCCTCCTTTCGTGATAATGGATTCTTAGATCGTATGCTTGCATGCAATCATATGAGCGATATATATAAATTATTACGAGAACAAAGAGGCATTGGAGAATATTATGGATTTCACGGTGCGGCCTCTTCATCTGTTTTACCTCAGGTAAAATATCATCACGATCAAAGATTTGTTGCACCAGGTCCAGGAGCTGTCTATACGATTAGTCTTCTGTGGCCTGATGCTCCAAAAAAACTTTATGATGAAGCAATTTATTTTATGAGAGAAAACGCTGAAGAGATTGGACTTACGAAAGGAGTAGAATTTCATCCATCAGCTTATAATATTAAATTAAGAGATGGAAGTAATTTATTTGAGCGTTCTCAGGATAGCCTTAAATACTATGGAACAGAAGTACTATCATGCCAGTTTGGAGTCTATTTACAAATTCGTGAAGATGCGAAAGCTTGTGCTAGACGTCAAGTTGCAAGGGTACAACAAACAAACACTTTAGCGAACTTTTTAACATGAAAAATATAATTAATTGTCCTTTTATACCAATAGCAAAAAGAGCTGCGTCACATAGAGGCGCGCAAGGAGTAATGTATGGAGACCAAATCAGAGAGAGATATGGCCACTGCGATGTCAACTACGGAGGCGAGCTTACGGAAGTGGATCGGTATGACGTTTTGTGGGTTTATCATGGCAATGACTGGAGTGGTGGTCTTAACATGTTTGGTGGCGTATATGGCTTTCCTTATGTTAGGAACACTGTTAACTTTTCTCAGTTCAAAGGTAAAGTCTATTCTATCGGGATCGACTTTCCGCCGTATCACCAAATGGTGCGAGAAAAGCTCAAACGAGCTGATGAAAAAGGTAAGTCTATTCAACCTGAATGGATGGAAGTAGATCTAGAAAATCTGGAACGAATGCATCTAGAAGCTGAAACTATTAAATATCCACATCCAACTCGTAAGTTAGTTGTAGGAGATAGTCATGCAATTAGTATGTATCGTCCAGGTTGGACAGTAAATAGCATACCGTTTAAAACTTTAAATGGTGCGCTTAAACAAGGACTCAAAAGCTTTATTGATATTGAAGTAGATGAAGTTGAGTTCTATTTTGGTAACATAGATATTCGACACCATGTTGTAAGACTTGGTCAAGATCCAGAGCGGCTGGCGCAGAGATATATCGAGGAGGTGAAGAAAGTATCTCTCCCTGCAAAGATCTATGAACTATTACCAATCGAAAATGAGTCAAGGAAGATCCCTCAATCAGGTTACTATAAAGGTCAACCCTTTTATGGTACATGGCAGGAGCGCACGGATGCGCGTAATCGATTTAACGATTACATTGACAAACATTATGGAATTACAAGATGGACTGACCATCTATATAACAAAGAAGGTGAATTAAGTTTTGACGTAATGGAAAAGCCTAAATCAATTCACCTGTCCAGAGAGTTCTATCCGTACTGGAATGGAATGGACAAAGCATCATTGGAGGATTTTTTAGGATGAAATGGGCAAGTATAGTACCACTAATTGGTGGTGAATCAATCGCAATGGAAAATATATTTGGTACTAAACCAGAGTATATATTGACATTTGACGGCTTTCAAGCTAATGAAGAACACTTATTAAACTGGTACGAAAACAAGGTCCCATATTTGAATCTCTCAGAGGGAGCGAGCTACACAGAAAAAGTTAATGTGATTAATACGGTATGCCCATGTGCAGGACTGAGTTCCCTCAGTCCTTCTGCTTCAAGTAATAATCCTATGAATGACTGGATGTATAAATCAGCTGAATATGTGCTAACTGAAGTACAGCCTGATGTCTTCTGGGGAGAAAACGCTCCTAGGCTCGCATCTAAGATGGGAGAGCCTGTCGTACGTCGATTACGAAAGATTGGAGAAGAGAATGGTTATACATTTAGTATTGTAAAGACTAAATCAATTCTTCATGGACTCAGCCAAGTAAGAGATAGAACATTTTACTTCTTTTGGAAAGGAGATCAAGTTCCATTATTCGAATACTTATTAGAAGAACCATCGATGATTGCTGATGATATTCGAAATGTAGAAAAGAATCCTGACGATCCAATGAGTCAGATTCTATGTAATGAAAAGAAACCGTCTGACGATCCTTACTATAGATTTATCTTAGAAGAATTGGAAGGTGGTATTACTCATGCTGAATTCTCGGCTAAAATAGAAAAAACAACCAATGTTCAAGATTATATCGAAGAACATACGAATTATAGAGTTGTAGGAGAATGGATGAGAAAAAATGGATATGACAATGTTGCTAAGAAATGCGATAGAGCATATCACAAACTTAAAGCCGGCGGCAATATTATGAGAAAAGGAGTTGAGATTCCTAAAGATAAGATTGGTGCCTTTGTAGGACATATGCCTACTTCGCTTACTCATCCAGACGAAGATCGATTTTTGACTGTACGTGAATCTTTGTCTCTAATGAAATTACCTTCAAATTTTCAGTTGTTAAAGCCTAAGAGCTCGCTGAATCACATTTGTCAGAATGTGCCAGTGACTACAGCTGAATGGCCCGCCCGAATGATAAAAAAATATTTTGAAGGTAAACTTGATATGGTAGAGACAAAGTTTCTTGTACAGGACAATAAAAAAAGATCCTATGAATATGAAAAAAACAGTTTACAACTCACTGAATTTATGGTATAATAGTACGTATAAATGAAAAATAGGAGTGATTTATGCCAAGTGTAAGCTTAAAACCGAGACGCAGACATCCTAAAGACAAGAGGCCTGCAAAGCCTATGCCTTTCGATGTAGCGTTAAGAAAATTTAGAAAGTCTGTTGAACGTGCTGGAATTATCCAAGAGGTACGTAAAAGAGAGTTTTATGAAAAACCTACGACTAAAAGACGTAGAAAAAGAAAAGAAGCCGAAAGGAGATGGGCTAAAGAAGTCAGATCTCTTGAGGCAAGTGGTAATTTACCAAGGAGAAGATAATGGATATTAAACAATTGGTTGAAACATTTTGTCGTATGAATGAAACAGATATGACAAATTTTGCAGAAGTTGCAGTAGAAAATGGGATTGGAACAAATATCGAATTTGCATTACATACCGCTCAAATAGAGAATTTTAATTCTGAGGAGGATGAATAATGTCAATAATGGATAAACTTAAGAAGAATAGTAAAATTAAAGATACTAGTATTCTTTCTGACTCAGTCCTTTTTGCTGAAAAGGATGTTATAACGACTGATGTACCAATGATTAATGTTGCTTTATCTGGCGATATTGATGGTGGTCTTACATCAGGTCTTACTGTTCTTGCTGGACCATCTAAGCATTTCAAAACTTCATTTGCTTTGCTCATGGGAGCAGCTTATATGAAGCAATATGAAGATGCTGTAATGTTGTTCTATGATTCTGAATTTGGTTCGCCTCAAAAGTATTTTGAATCCTTTGGTATCGATACTGATAGAGTAT